TCCCACCAGTGCGCTTTGCCGGTGCGCGTTTTTTCGCTGGTGCTTTCTTCCTGGCTGCTGGCATTAGGACTTTCTCCTTCCTTTACGTTTAAGTTTTTGACCTGCCGTCAGATCTTTGATCTTCTGGAAGGTTGGGTTAACGATCACATCCGGCAGCGCGCCTGCAGAGGCTGGCCGTCGAATCTTGGTCGCGTAGTATTGTTGGGGACCGATGCGCATGCAGTACTCAGCGATGGCATGCTGATCATCGCCCTCACCTTCCCACCGCTCCCGAATGAATGTGCCACCGATGGTATCCACGGCACCTTCAATGAAGGGCACTACGCTGGGGATCACACGCGCACTGATGTTGGGAACGATGACGTTCTCTTCCTCATCGCTCGGATCGAAAATGCGCTCGTGCGCAATGAAGCAGACATTGTACATGTGCTTCAGGTCCTTCATGTTTTGCAAGCCCTGCTTGAGCAAGCCGCCCATCTGTCCCCAGTTGCGGGTGGAGAACACATCGTCCGGACCCTTCTTCACCTTCATCCGGATGTCTGCCATGGCGAAGTCTTGAAGCGCAGTGATTTGATCGATGAGGATCGACTGGTATTCCGTTTCTTCAGTTAGTTCCCAGTACAGTTTGTCGAACTCCTCCCAGCTGGTGATCAGCACATGGTCGATGTCGTCCCGATCGGCAATGGTGTCAGTGCCACCTTCATTGCAGTCGATCAACAGGGAGGGTGTCGGAAAGGTCGAGGCGAAGTGCGTCTTGCCCGACCCTGATCGACCGTACACCAGCATGACGATGTTGGTCTCAACTTCAGTCAGCGGCTTTGCCTGCGATAGGATCGAGCGCACCTCGGGCGCTGGCTTGCGTCGTCCTTTACGGCGTACTGCTTTCTTCTTTCGTGCGGGCATTAGATGCCTCCTGTGCCACGGGGTTGGTATTCCGACTTGATGATGAAGTCAGTGTCATGCCCACGGACTTCAGCTTCGCAGAGCGAACGGAACTCGCAGGTGTTGCAGTTGAATGGGCTCATGCTGTGGGTGCATCGGGCTTCCTTCCCCTTGCCACGTTTTACCTGGATCTCTCGGGCGGTCTGTAGGAAGTCATCCGTGATCTCTTTGATCATGAGGTCACTGGGCTTAGGCAGATGCACCCGTTCGTAGAAGCTGTCCTCCTTACCTTCGAGGTGCTCCAGCATGTCTACATAGTCGTCAGGGTTCAGCTTGTTCTTACGGATTGCCTGCCGGTAGGTGTAGGGGTCGCAGTCCAGATCCTTGCGCTGGCTCAGCTCACCTGACTTCAGGAGTGCGGGCTCAGTGGGTGCCTTCGAGCGTGCGTAGTCCCACAGCACCCCATCGAGTGGTTGGTCCTTATGAGTCTTGTTCCAGGCCCATACGTAGAGCAGCAGCTGCAGCTCACTGAACCGATCATTGGCGGTGGGGATCGTAGCTACGAATTTGTGATCCGTGATCCATCTGCGCTTCTGTTTATCCACTGCGATCTTGTCGATGAACCCAACGAAGCGCAGCTTGTCGCTGATGTCGAAGTAGACTGAGACCTCACTGCCTTCGTAGGTCAGCGGGTCCTTGCGCCACTTGCGCATGTAGCCTTCGAAGATCTTCCCGCAATCGCCTGGGATGTCGCCATGCTCATCCTTCTCCTCCTCGAAGTAGGTGGCATACTTGGTTTCATACTCGGCTAGCACATCCCACGGGTCAGGGCCGACGTACTTCTTGTTCATCCGATGCTTGATCAGGGCATTGAGCATCTCGTGCAGGATGGTGCCCTTGAACATGCGAGCGAACTTACGGACGCGTTTGATCTTCTTCTTGTAGCGGTACTCCCAGCGCTTCTGGCAGCGTCGGTAGGTGTCGACCTCGGAGTAGCTAATCGTCGTCATCAGTTTCTGCCTTGAGGAGGTACGTAACCATCTGCGGATGACGTATCAGAGCAATGGTTTCACCCTCGGCATCCGAAAGGGTATAAAGATCGTCAATCGTTCTTTCGAATGTCAGACCTCCCCCTTTCCAAACTTCAGTCTCTCCGCCTTCAAAAATAGCTTTTATTCCTAACCTTTTCATGATGTCTCCTCGATGTTCATGCTGCGTACTTCCTCCCTTTGCCCCATGGACCCAGCTCAGCATCACCCTTCATGGGTACGCTCAGGTTGATCTTGAATGTCTGCATCAGCTTCGGTTGCTTGATGATCTCGAGCACCTTGGGCACCACCTCGTCCTCACACCCCTCCTTGACGATCGACAGCACGGCATCGTGGTGCTCACCTACCAGCCTCAGCTGGGAGCGGTCGAACGTCTGGTGCATCTCGATCAGGATCATCGCCTTGTAATCACCGATGAAGCCCTGCACAGGGCTGTTCACAGCTTGCCTCTCAGCCTCCGCACGCACGATTCGATCCTTAGCCTTGATGCCTGGAAGTCTCCGTACACGCCCTGTCAGGCAGCGTACGAAGCCATCCAGACGTGCAATCTTCTTCACCCGCCTGTGCCAGCCCTCGAGCTGGGCGTACAGCGTGAAGTAGCCTCGACGTGCCTGCTTAGCCTCAGCCTTGGTCGGCTCCCAGTTGTAGTCCTTCTTGGTCTGGGTAATGAAGGTGTTCTCGTACATGCCGTAGATGAATCCAAAGTTGACTGCCTTGGATCGGTAGCGTGCTTCACCCCACTCTTCGTAGATCGCTTTACACGCATCAGGACCTGCCATGAGCATGATCTCCACGGCATCGGAGTAGGTCATCTGACTAACATCGCAGACAGATAACTTAGCCGCAGTGTCCAACACCAGAGCGGAATACTCGTTGTTCCCCGTCTCCATCATGTTCAGGCAGGTACGCCAGTGGATGTCGACACCGTCGGTGAAGCAGCGCTTCATCTCTGTGTCCTTCGACAGGTGTGCGGCAGTGCGCAGCTCCGCCTGGGAAACGTCAGCGAACAAGAAGATCCACCCTGGTGGAGCGGTGATGAGGTTGCGTATCGTGCCGTCGCGTGGAATGGGGTGGATGGGTGAGCTGTAGCGTCCGGTCTTGGTGCCATGCAGGTTGTAGTCGAAGAAGTACTTGTCTCCGATGCGGTACTGTTGCCAGCCCTTGATGTAGGTGCTCAGAAATTTTGCCACCGTGCGATATTCCAGCAACTTGTCCACCACGGGGTGTTTGCCCATCAGGTGGAAGAGTGCTTCCTCAGAAGTGCTTGGTTGCTTTTTCGGCGTCAAAATTTTGCAGCGTAGTCCAAGATCCTCGTATAGGAGAGGTGCGATCTGATCACGGCTGTTCCAGTTGATCGTTTTGCCTGCCATGTCATTCAGCTCATTCTCGAGCGTGATCTTCTGAGAGATCAGTTGGAGTCCGATCTCCTTGCGCGCTGACTCATCGATCGTGAGTCCCTCCATCTCAGCGTCCTCCATGGCGCGTGCAGCGGGCATGGTGAGCTTCCAGAACAGACGGTGGAGATTGGGTTGCTTCTCGAGACGCTCCTCGAACAGGTGTCCCAGGCGCAGGGTGTACGCACCGTCCTGGCCACAGTACTTGTAGTTGCGGCAGGGCTTCTCCGACTTGCCGTGTTTCTCGGTCAGGGGGATGTCGTACTCAGGCTCGTCGAGGTGGGCACGGCACATGCTGGTCAGGTCGTGGGCGATATTCTCATCGAGCAGGTGGTGGGCCAGACCAATGTCGAAGGTCAGTCGGAACGACCCTCCAAACTGGGTGCGCATCCACTTGCAGTCGAACTTGCCGTTCTGTGCATAAGTTTTCTTGTGGTCCCGACGTGCGATGAAAAACAGCAACTGCATCAACTGCTTGAGTGCGCTACCGTGTGCAAAAGGGCTGTGGGAAAACTGTTGATAATCTGGGTGCATGTAGCCGGGTATGACCCAAGCCCTCTCTGGGAGCGCGATAGCTATGGCCGTTACGTAACCCTTAGGGTCAAACGGAAACAGTCCACTAGTTTCACAATCGAAAGCGAACTCCTCTGCGCGTTCGAACTCGTCGATAAACTGCTCGAGGTTGCCACGGCGTACGACATTCCACACGACGCTATCACTACGGAGCCCCCCCGCCATCCGGCGAGCTAGCCGAGCGATATCGTCTTTGAGCCCTGGGAGCTTCGACGGATCTCGTAGTGTGTAGGCTGGGTGGAAGATGGGCATGCCGATGTAGTCGACCTTCGGATTCTCGATCAGCTCGCCATGGAACTGGTTGATCTTTGCCTTCCCTCGGAACAGGGTCTTCGTCGCAGGCACCCCAGCTGTAACCACATAATCTGGCTTGAGTTTTTCAATCTCAGCGTCGAGGTAGGGACGGCAGGCTTTGATCTCGGCAGCGGTGGGCGTGCGGTTATTCGGCGGTCGGCACTTGACCAGATTGGTGATGTAGGTCTTGTCGGTGAGTCCGTTGCGTTCTAGTTCTGCGCGAATTATCCGACCGCTGTCACCAATGAATGGACGACCCCTGCGGTCCTCATTTGCTCCGGGTGCTTCCCCAATAAGTATGACCTGGACATCGTCAGGCCACGTTGGACCATCCCCTGCCATGCAGACCGTGTTAGCGGTTGTGTGGAGATTACAGTCGGTGCAGTTGGGGTTGATGCTCGTCAATGGAGCGTCAAACTCGAAATCATTTCACAGTGTCCGTATCGTTGGTTAGGATGTTTGATCCCAACCCTTGATTCACACTCCATCGGGAAAAGTTGAGGCGGAAGAGCTTACCCAGATCAACCGCCCTAACCCTAGATACCCGACCCACCGCAACAGGACGAGATGGCGAATAATAAGACAGGTTTCGACGCGACACAAACTGCAGAGGACTGGCGCGAGCGCGGAGTATACACGGTACCGCTCCGCCCGCGATCAAAAAGACCCAAAAATACTGACTGGACCAATCTCCGACTGAATGGGGAGGGGATCACCAAGGCCTTTACGATTGGTGACAACATCGGGGGTTTGTGGGGAGAACCTTCTAAGTGGATCGTCGACATTGACCTGGATACGAAGGAAGCGGTTCTGGTTGCACCCCACATTTTTCCCGAGACGTTCACCTACGGTCGCCGGGACAAACCAAAATCTCACTACCTGTTCCGCTGCATCGGTGCGGAGACAAAGAAGTGGCAGATTAAAGACGTAGGAACCATCATCGAGATACGTGCCACGGGAGCGCAGTCCGTGCTTCCACCTTCTATCCATCCAGACGGTGATCGCTATCACATCGACAATGATGTCGAATTCTATGACATTGCCAGGCTGGAACTGGAACGACATTCAGATGAAGCTGCTATCTCTGCGACCTTTCTACGGTGCTACCCATCCTCAGGGTCTAGACACGATTACGTCCATGCCTGTACTGGCACCTTGTGTCACGCGCAGTGGGCAGATGACAAAGTCAGACGAGTGATGGCTGCAGTGCTCAGTTGTGTCCAAGAGGATGACGAGGAGCTGCGTGATCGGATGGGCTCCGTGGTCAACACCATCGAGCACTACAAGCTGGGCGATCGAATCCAGGGCTTCCGCACACTCGAGACGTGGATGAGCACCGTCACTATCACCCAGCTGCGCAGGTGGACTACTAGCGGCGCAAAGGAGGGGCGCTTACTGATGCCCCCACCGATCACACTGCGATCTGCTCCGGAGTCAGGGTTCAATGAGGAATGGTTGAATGTCGATGGTCTGGTGGGACAGATCGCAACGTGGGCAGGCAAGAATTCCTACATCGAGCAGCCTGCATTCAACCTCGCGGTAGGGCTCATGTGTACCGCGCTGACAACGACCAACAAATACGTCGTCGACACCTGGGATACACCCCTGCAGCCCTACATCATGATCACTGCGCCGACAGGAGATGGTAAGGGTGCAGTGATCAGCATGGTGCAGCGGTTCGCAAACGAGCTGGATCTGGGTGACTACGTCTACCGTGGGTTCCAGTCGTACTACGCCATGCTGGATGAGCTATCCGAGCCTCCGTGTATGGCGTGCTGGTTGTGGGATGAGGCAGCGCGGCACATGGCGAGTGCCAAGCGTGCCAACACGGGAGAGTTCCAGACGCTCAGTCATGTGATCTCACTCTACGGCCAAGCTAATGAGTGGGTCCCAGGCACTCCAGGCCGCAAGCAAGCTATCCCTCCTCTCGATCGTCCCTTCCTCACCGTCCTCGCCACCGCACAACCCGACCAGCTCATGGAGGCACTGACCAGTGCAGCCGAGGAGACCGGCTTCGTGAACCGCTTCATCCTGTTCGACAGTGGGTTGGACTTCCCAGCGCGTAACAGGCGTCGGACCAAAGCGTTCTCATCCACGATGAAGAAGCAGGCTCGTATGCTGCGCGACCATGAGCCGCTGTCGAAGGATGGGGTCACCCGAATAAAGTGGGATACCACCAAAGCCTGGAACATGTTTGATGAGTACGAGGAGATGTCTCGACGTCGCACGCACCGTGGGGATAAGAACTGGGCGCGAGCCACTCAGAACGCACTCATCCTGGCTGGACTGGCAGCAGTGGGGATAGATCCGAACAAGCCATCGATCACCGAGGCGATAGCGAAGTGGGCGATCGAGATTGTCACCTGGAGCAACGACGCCTGGGCAGATAAGATCCGACTGATCGGAGGTGATTCGATCACTGAGAAGGAGTCGTTTAAGGTTGAAGAGAGGATCAAGAACCCGCGCAAGTTTCAGAAGAGCGCGCAGTCAGTCATCCACAACAAGCTGATCCAGAAAGGGTTCATGCCACACTCAGTATTGCTACGCCTGTGCCGCTCAGTGCCGCGCCACCGTCTCGAACAGATCCTTGACGACCTGCATGACGCGGAACTGATAGGTTCCAGTGAGATGGACGACAACACCGTCTACTTCTCGAAGTAAAGAACCGCTAGAAGTCCCCCCACTTACACACCTTAGATAACACGTCCATCGGGCGGTACAAACCCCTCAGATTGTTGGGGTCAGGTGGTCCTTCAAGAACCTCAGCAGCGAACACGAACGTGTCTGTTTCCAGCATGCAGGTAGCCTCATTAGGCATCGCTACGGCGACTATTATCTGATGGCCTTGCGTGTTCGTGAGTCCCAGCCATAGGG